GCTTCTAACGCAGCGCTTGTTTCTCATGTTGAGGGACTGACCTACACCGGCAAGGTATTCGACATCTCAGCAGGAACTTCTGCTGCTATTGTCGGCGGTATTGCAGATGGTGCAACTTACATCTTCGAGAACACCGGACTTCGCCCAGAAGCTATCGTGGCTTCACCAGGGGCTTACAAGTTCTTGATGAGCGTAGTAGACACTTCAGGTCGCCCAGTAGTGCTACAGGATGGCGCAGGAACTAACAACATCGGTTCCGCTAACATCCCTGGACTATCCGGTCAGCTTCTAGGCTTGCCAGTTATCGTTGACCCAGCGATGACCGCAAACAAGTGCTACATGGCTAACAGCGCAGCGATTCAGACCTTCGAGTCTGCCGGCGCTCCAGTTCGTCTAACCGATGGTGACATCACTACCTTGACTGACAGCGTTTCTGTTTACGGCTACATGGCGATTACTACACCTTTCGCAGGTGCTATCGTCGAGCTAGACACAGTAGCCTAGTAAGTATCTAATGGCGCACAACGGACCAGGACCAGGGGGAAGTTTGACTTTACAAGATCTGCAAGCCTACATAGGCACAGATGAAACAGGTGACTTCATCAACTCCTGCCTAACCGCTGGCGAGAACCTTGTAGACAACTACATTGGCGAGATAGCTACTGTTCCTGAACAGATTCATGATCAGGCTGTTCTTATCTGCGCTTCGGAGTTGTTCCACAGGCGTTCAGCGCCAAATGGTATCGCCCAGTTCGCTAGTATGGATGGCAGCCCCGTCAGGGTCGCTAAAGACCCTATGGGGGCTGTCTATCCGCTGCTGTTACCTTATGTTGGGTATGGTGTATGAGCAACGAGATAACGCTATCTAAGGCAGAGTTCAAGCTCGACCTAGAGGCAGCCGGGCTAAAGGTTCTGGATTATGTTCCAGAGCGCATAGTTCCGCCTATCGTTATCATCAACAGCGCATCACCTTACCTAACGCCTAGCACACTCGGAAACGAATACGATTTAGCTTTAGAACTTGTTGTTATCGCTGCTACAGCTACAAACAAACAAGCTACTGAAATGCTCGATCAGGCAATAGCAGATGTTCTAAACGCTATGCCTCGCTATGCCAGAGTTCTAAGAGTGAACGAGCCTTACCAGATGCAAACTAACAATGCCGAGTATCTCTCGGTCAATGTTTCAGTCGAATTAGAAATAACAATTTAGAAAGGGCTACCTAATGGCAGCTTCTACGCGCATCAAAGCGCAAAACATTAAGTTCCTTATTGATGACACCGAATACGCTTGCGATGCAACGATGGTGGACTTGGTTCTAGGTGATGCACCTGGCGATCTTCAGACATTCCGAGCAGCGTGTTGGCGGAGAGTGGGCGCTAACCCTCGAGGGAATCACATCAGGCGATGCAACTTCTCTATACCGAGTTCTATGGGCTAACTTCGGAACTACAGGCACATTCGAGATTGCACCTAACGGAAACGCTACTGCAACCGCCGATGAGCCTCACTACACCGGAACAGTCAAGTTCAACGAGCTACCGCCATTGTCGCTAACAAGCAACGAAACAGCGACTTTCACAGTAACTCTAGAGGTGTCTAACGCTACTCATGACCCAGCTAATGACATCTACTACGGCGTGGAGATTGTAACCGCTTAGTATGACCTACGGGGCTAACGGGATCAAGGTAAAGGGTTTTAATCAAGCTGTAAGAGCGCTTCGAGATTTAGGAGTCCCTGATAATGAAATCAAGGATTCTGCTCAAGAGGCTGGAAATATAGTTGCAGATGAAGCTCGAACTCTTGTTCCCGTTAGAACCGGAAGGCTAAGAGATTCTATTAGAGTCAATAGGTCACTTAGAAAAGTAGTAGTTTCAGCAGGTAATAACAGAAGCAGTAAAAGCGCAGTTCCTTATGCTAACCCTATCCACTGGGGCTGGTTCAAGCGCAATATAAAACCACAGCCGTTTTTTGTGAGAGCTTTAGGCATAACTAGAGATGATGTCTACCGAGCATATTACGATAACATGGCTAAACTAGTAGCTAAACAGAACGCGAAGGGAACTAGCACAGATGCTTAAATTCGATGAATTGACACTAGGCGAAAT